GTCAAGGCTGTTTACTCCGGGTTGGTCTTGTGGCCACCGGTCTACTTCTATGACATGGTCTGCCTCGGTTGCAGGTTTACCACAGTAGAAACAGTAAGGGTTTTCTTGCAGCAATATTAACTTGTTGCGTTTGTATTCGGCTTGGTTGCGTGGCCTGCTGCCTTTGTGTTTGCTTGGCATTACTCACGCGCCTACGGCTTGTGCTAGCGCGCGCTTCGCGCTTGCTGTTGGCTTTGCTTGGTTGTTTTTCATGTCGGGTTTAACCTTGCTGTTTGTTTTGTTAATGTAAATCGTTGTGTGTGCTAAACGCTTGGGGGTGCGCCTAGCACGTTGTAAAGCCTAATAGGTTAATGCTCCACCCACGGGGTTGCCCTAACCCGTACCCACTAACTATGTATTGGCTGATTATGTTTACAGCCTGCCGCGCCATTGGCCCGGTCATTTCGTCTCGCATGATTACGGGCATAGCGCACTACCTACGTTGCCGTATGTTCCCAACTACCGTGCAACGGGTTTAGGGCTTGGCTAGTCCAACCGCTAAGCGGTGGCTAGAAACTTTATGATTACTGGCATTTGGTTAGGTCGCCATACCTGCACTACGCAAGCTGACAAATCCAACCGGTCTAACCATTGCTCTTGTTGTTTGCTTAAACGTCCTGTGTCGGTTTTAAGTTCCGCGAAAACTAGCACACCCTTTGGGCTTAATAACACCAAATCGGGAAAACCGCTATTTCCTTGTATGTGTGTTGCCCATTGGCCGCGCCTGTTCATTGCGGGTAGGTCATGGTGTACAAACCACCCGTAACGTGTAGCAATATCTATAACGCTGTTTTTAAATGCAGCTTCATTCACGGCGGCCACGCTTGCGGCCATTGACGCGGCGCGGGTCGTCAAACATTGACACACATAACGTAAGGATTACGCCAACGCCGATAATGAGAAAATTAAACCAAACAAACGCTTTAAACAGGTTCATTAGTCTGCCTTACTACTTGGTAGGGCTTTCAACGCGTCTATCATTTGCGTAGCCTGTTCAGGGCTAAGCGTTTCAAGTGTTACCGCGTCGCTGTTCAACGTGGCCGCTATGTAGTCGTGTAACGCGCTTTCGTCAAAACCTGCACCTTTAGCTAGTGACTTAATAAAATACACTTGCTTTTGACTTGCGCCTCGTGTGTGTGTGCTTATCGGCTGTTCACGTCGTATTGGTGCTATTTGGGCGTCCGCGCTTTTACCTGTTTGCCGGGCCTCTATTTCGTTACGTGAAGCAATGCTTTTATTAATACCAAACCCCATATAACCCAACGCACGGCCTAACGCGCTTGTCATACCTACCATAAATTCGCTGTTTTTCGTGTACGGGGTTTTGCCCGGGTACGGTTCGGCTGCGGTTGCTATTGCTGGTATTGGGTCGGCTTCGTCACGCCAAACAGTAACGGTGCAACGGTAAAACGTGCTTCCGTCGGGCATGGTTACAACCTCTGCAGCTGTTTCTTGTATGCGTAGGTTTGGGTGTTTTAGCAATGCCTCTTTTAGGCGTGTTGGTACGTCTACGTAGTTGTCTATGTTAAATGCCATGTTTGTATGCCGCCTTTTTGCAAGTTCCGGGGTGGAAGTAAAGAGTACGTTTGTGTGTTTTGTTTGCGTTGTAGGCATATGTGATTACACCGCATTTGGGGCAAGGTCTCACGTCGGGTTTCTCTTTCATTGTCGGGTTATATTGCTGCAGGTAATGTACTCATTGCGTGTAACAAAGTTTGTGGCGTTTTAAAGCATGGCAACGGCATATATGGTGCCCACCGGTCAATCTGCATAGTTTCATACAACGTATTCCAACCGCGCAAAACTACCGCCTTGTTTTCTTTGTCCAATGTTGCTAGCACGTATATTGCGGGCTTGTCAAAATCGCGTGTTAGTAGGCAGCCGTCCGGTCGTGGTGTTGTGCGTACCTCGTAACGGCCTACGTCGTTAGCTTTTGGGTTGTACGGTTCGTAACCCCAATAAAGGTTTAAATGTTTCGCTAATGCAAATTCACCTAGCGCGCCTATTTTGTCGGGCAAAGTGTTTTTAAATTCGCCTTTAAACCGGTCTTGGTGGTTGTTGCCTTTAGCGTTTTCGTAACGTAATTCTGCTACCGCGTATGCGTAGTTTATTTCCGTCGGGCTTAAATAAACAATTGTCACGGTTAGCCGCCTAACGCCTCTATTGCTTCGCTTACAGCCTGCCATGCGTCCTGTTGGCCGCTTAAATCTAGGTCTACTGCTAAATGCTTTAAACGTGCAATTAATTCAGCGTGTTTAGGTTTGTACGGAATGTGTGCGGGCCTGCATATTTCGTCTAACAGGTTTTTTATTACTGTTTCGTGCCTATGTAGGGCGTTTTGTGTCGGGTCTAACATACGTCGGGTTTCCTCGCTTATTGTGTTGTCGGGGTAAGGCTGTTCGTTCATTTATTTTGCTGTTTTCCATGGTAGCCAACCGGAGTTACGCCAAATAGCAACCATGGCTTTAGTGTTTGTTGTTGGGTCAAATAAGTCGGCGCACGTTTTAACAATGCCTTTAGCCTGCAACCAACCGATAGGCCAATTGCTGTTTGGCAGGCACCAAAACCCGTTTATTTGATAAATGGAATAACTACCGCCGCTTGGGTCGTTTGCGTTATAAGCGTCGCTTGTGCAACGGCTTTCACGTACTGCGACGCGTAGCGCTGTTTCTAGTTCGCTAGCGGGTAATCCCTCTGCCAATGCCAATGACGCAACCTGAGTGCAGCTAGTGACCAATGCGGGCACCGTGGTTGTAGTTGTGGTTGACGGTAATGAGGCTATTACAACCTGTGGGGTTTCGGTTGGGGCTTGTGCATTACCGGGGTTAAAAACTAATAAAACGCCAATAATTAGCGCTATTGCGCCTGTGGTTATCTTGTGGGTAATCATTTTGCTACTTCCATTTGGTAGGGGTTTCCCCATGTTCCGGTAGCCGGGCTTTTAAACGCTAGTTGTACGTGTAAAACTTCGTTTGTTTGTGGGTCTCTAAAAATTTGTACCATGGCTTTTTGCCCGGTGGCAAGTGAGGTTACAAAACACTCATAGTTAAAAAACTGTGGTTCATTCATGGTAAAAGGCTTTCCGTCGGTAAAGAAAACCCTAGCGAACCATTGTTACGCGGTTGTGGATACTCCGAAAACGGTTTCAAATATGGTTTTTACGGCTTCCGGATTATCTGCCATAGCCGGGGATAGTTCTACGTGCCACCAATCGCCACCGGGTGCGCCTGTAACGGTTTTAGTTTCGTATGCTTTCCACGCTTGACGGTCACAACGCCACGCACGGCCAAAAGGTTGTGGCCAATAATCAATAATCATTTGTACGCCTAGTTTGTTTGCATTGGCTACCACAACGTCTATAAACGCTTTAGAGACTTTGCGACCCTCGGCTACGCCTTTTGTGTCTAACTTGCGGTATGACAAGTCCATAGCGCGCCCTGTGGCGTGTACGGACATTGTGCCGGGCTTGCCTTTAACGTCTCTTTGCCCATATGTGCCGTTATTCCATAAAGCACCGTTTGACCATTTGGCAGCTTGTTTTACCCATTCCTCGGTACCGGCGCGTTTGCCTTTTGCGGGGCCGTCGCTGTTACCTATGTAGTCACGGCTGCCGGGTACGCCGGCTTGGGCTTTAGCCGTCATGTTTAACCCTCGCTTGGTGTGCCGGGTTTGCTTTTAAGGCCATTGGAAGCGACAAGGCCGCTAAGTGTGCCAGTTAAAAAAACCAGCAACGTGCTTAAAAGGTCAATTAGTTGCGCGTCTGTGGGGGCCTGTTCCGTAGGTTGGTCTACAAACAAAATGCCGTAGATAAACGCCATGACGGTAAACGTAAAGCACAAGGCCATAAGGCGGCCTACAAATACGATTAGCGAAGCATGGTGTTGTTCGGGTGTTTTATTCACAACTGGCCTTTGTAAAACATTGGTATTTGATATTCGTTTTAGAAACTGTGCAACCACTACAACCCCAAACTACTACCGCAATTAACAACGTGTAGGCGAATAGGTAGCGCCATTTCATTACGCCTCTGGGCGTGTCGGAAATACTATTTTTTTAGGGTCTTTGTTGTTTGCCGGTAGGTCGCGCAACGCTTGACGGTAAGTAGCCCATGCGGTTTTATTTGCGGTGCTATCGGCTAATTGTGTCCAATCGCTGGCGGCAAGTTCACGACTACGCCATAGGCGGATACGTTCAAATAGCCATTCGGTCTCTACGTCGGCTTCGTTTTCCCATGGTTGGATTAGGTCAAGATAATTCATTATGCAGCCTCATAAGCAAATTGATATACAAGTGAATCGCCGTTACCAAATGCGACTGGAACGGTGGCATTGATTATGCTTCGCACTAAATAAGTTGAGTTAGCGGCCGAAACAAATGGCGTGCAGGTTGTCGTGCTTGACCTAAAAGATTGTCCTAAATAGGTTTCGCTTGTGCTTACATCAAAATAGTAACCGTTACCTATCAATAAACTAACAGAGTTTGCTGCAGCGGTAACTGGCAAAGAAAAAGTAACCGTTGTGGTAATAGCACTTGTTGAACCAAGAGTAATAATTGCCGAACCGTAAACCATTTTATTGACGCGCGTGTAATACGCCGCAACTGTTCCGTTGCCAATAGTTATTCCGCCTAGCGTTGGCGTGTAAGCAACCGTTGCTTCACCAATGCCGTTAAGTTGCGCGGCAGTCAACACGGTGCTTGCTACAAAAGGGAATGGGTTAGCCATAGTGCCTCTATCCTAATTCACCCAAGTACGTTGAGTGCGTCAATAATTCCAAATTCGGCGTTATCAAGTATCAGTTCGTACACAATTACCGTAGGGGTAGTAAATAGCCGTACCCGGTGGCCGTCTAGGGTTATTTCATGTTCTACACCCTCTACGCCTAATTCTTGGGCAAGTACCGTAGTTGTTAACCCAGTAGTAAAAGTCTTTTCTATGGTTATTGTGTCGTTAATGTCAACAATGGCCACCGTGTCGCGTTGGGCGGTTGTTAGCGCGCCTAAGACGGTTTCTACGCTGTTATAGCGCGGTTCCGGGGTGCCATTTAACAGGTACGTTGAGGCGTCGGTTAGTTCGCTATCGTCTAAAAGGCTGTTAGTTATGCTGTTGGTTTGCACAAAAAACGCCGCTTGGCTAGTTAAGTCGTTGGCTGTTGCGCTTGCTCCGCCTAGGTTTTCTATGTATACGCGGTTGGTTACGGCGTCCGCTTCAAACGTAATGCCTAGCGCGTCGTAAGGTATTTCGGTTCCGTCGTCGTGGAAGTCGGCTACCGACCCGCTAAGGGTTTGCGACACTCTCGGCGTAAAGGTCAGCACCCCGGAACGTGACATAAACAGGCGGCCAAATTCTGCGGTTTGGTTTATTTGCGTTAAATAGTTTAGGGCGTTGGTTCCTGCCGGCACGGTGTAGGCGCTGGCGTGGCCTAGGTCTACGGTGCCTGCGTTAATGTTTCTAGCTGCACCGGTTGGGTAGTCCACTTCGGGCAAGTCTAAAACCGTTGTTATGCGTTGGCCGCTTGTTTGTACGGTTACGTTTAGTTCGTCCATATAGGTTTGCCCTAATAGGTAAAAATCGTCCGAACAGTAAACGGTAACGGTATCTAAGCCGCCTAGGTTAAAATTATAATCGTAGTTCACGACCCGTCCACGGAAAAGGTACTCGGGGTTATTGCTTGCGTCGTAACGAACAAAATAAACTTGCCGCAACGGTGCCAAACCGGGCACGGCGTCGGGCGTGTTGTAATACGGGCCTGTGTCGTCAAACGGGTTAAAAATGCCGTCCGTGTCAAATATGGTAAATGTCATTGTGCCGGCTACGAATTGGTCGCCTTGGTCGCGTCTGCCGCGTCGTATGTTTACTTGGGTTGTGCTTGTGGTTACGTCTGCGTAGTCGTCGGTGCCGTCAAGTACAAAGGTTGTGTTATCTAAAACGCCTTTTAAATAGTCGTCTAATACAAACGCGTTTACGTTAAAGCCGGTGTCAATGAAAAGGCTGTAATTTCCGGCTTGGGTTATGGTGCTGCCGGGCATTATCTAAAACCCGCTATTGGTATGTCTAATGGGCCGTTTTGGCGGGCTAATGCGCGTAGGCCGTCTTGTGTGACGCGCCCAATTTCGGCACTTGTAGCCATGCCACCGGTGACGTTAACCGTAAAGTTTTGCGTTACGCCGCGCATAGCTTGATGTTCCTGCATACTTGTTATTTGTGCAGCTGTTGGTGCCGGTGTAGCTATGGTTTGACCTGCGGTAATGCCAGTGAAAGCTATGTCTGTTTCAACTTGGCCTAACAAAGTTTGCAACCGCTTTGTAGATAAGTTCGGGTTTTTAAGTATTTTTTCGTATTTCGCTAAAACGCTTTCCAAACCTTTAACTAACGCGGTGCCTTGGTCTACGCCTGCTTGGTAAAACCGTCCGGCACTATCTAGACCTAGTTGGTCTGCGACGGCGTTTACGGACGATACAAGCGCGTTTACACCGTTAGGGCCTGTAATGGCTTCCTGCCCGCCTGCTACTAGTTCGGCAGCAATGGCCGCGCCTGCTTCGGCGCCTGCGTCCAATACTGCGGTTAACGCATTTTGGCTAAGGCCACGTTGTAGCAATAATTCCACATTGCGGGCATATTGTTTTACGCCTGCTACTTGGTCACGCAACCCGTCTAGGAAACCGCCGCCAGTTTCTATGCCTGCTTCTTTAGCGTCAGCAAAACTGAAACCGTTTTTAATGCCGTCGGCAACGGATTGGCCGAAGTCTTTAAACGCGTCTCGTGCGTCGTCTAATTGGTCTTTAGCGTCATCTAACGCGTCTGCCAATTTGTCTTTAATGACGTCGTACAGTTCGTTTATTTTTTTAGCGGCGCCGCCTGTTTCCTCTTGCTGTTCGCGCAATTTGCGGTTAAATTCACCGGCAGCGTCGGCGTTACGCATTGTTTGTTGGGCACTAAATTTAAGGTTTTCGTTGTATGCGCCAGTTTCTTTAGTGTTTTCAAACGCTTTACGCAACAGGGTTAACGCACTCCAACCAAGCGTAACGACGTTAGACATTTTTGAGGCAATGCTTGTAAACTTGTTTATTTCGTCGCCGCTATTTTTTACTGGTGTTGGTAATCTTTCAAATTGTTGCGCCAAAAAGTTCAAATTTTGTGTTGCTGTTTTTGTTTGTTCAAGAAAAGCGGCACCAAACTTGGCTTTAAGGTTTTCAAACGTTGCCGACAATGTGCGGGTGCTGTTAGCGAGGCCGTCGCTAGTACGCATAAAGTCACCTTGCGCGTCGCCTGTTTGTTTAAAAATTGCGGATTGGGCGGCCAATATCTTTTGCTGTGAAGTAAGCGCGCCTTTGCCGTCATAAATTCCAAGGGTCATTGCCTCTTGTTTTAAGGTTGCGTCATTAAGCAAAACACCGAAACGGCGCAAAGGTTCGGCTTCTCCACGTAGCGCGGCGCCAATGGCTTGTACGGCTTCCTCGGGCGTGGTGTTATTGAATGAAGCAAGGTCAGTAGCAAGGGTTGTAAAATCGTTGCTAAATACCGCAAGGTCAGTACCGGCTAAACCTGCTGCTTTACCAAAGGTACCGAAAACCCCGGCCGCTTCTAAAACGGCTTGCTTAGATTGGCCAAGGTTTTTAGCGGCGCTATCGGCAAATTTTTCTACGTCGCGCGCACCCTTGCCAAATACTACGTTTACTTTGCTTAGGCTTTCTTCCATGTTGGAAGCGGCTTTAATAGCCGGGCCAAGCACACTTTGAACCGTGCCAAAAGCAAGGCTTAAACCGCCAACAGCACCGGCAACAGTTTTAGCGCTTGTGCCAAACGTCTTTAGTTGCTTGTCGGCTGCCTGTATACCTGTATTAACAAACGAGGTGATAATAGGTATGTTAATTGCCACTATTTGTACCTCTGTTTAAGTTGTTGGTTTGTTTTCTTTTCAACGTCTGCAATAACCGATTGTACTTCCTGTTGTACTGCAGGCTTGTTTTTTTCTACGGCTTTGTCAATTACGCGAGGTTGTTCACCACCGCCCGAAACATTAAGGTTTGCCACAAACAGGCCTTGTGTATGGCGTCCGGCATGGTCATAGATAGCGCCTGCGGCGTCGCGCTGTTGCACCGTCATAAGGCGATATGGTTTAGCGCCAAACGGTATTTGCTCTGTATGTGTAGCTACGCCGTCAGTAAAACGCGTAAAGTTTACGTATCGTTCCTTAGTTGCGCGTGAACCAACTTTTACGTTAAAACCTTTGTTTACGGTTGCGGTATTCCACCTAACCTCACGGCCTTTAATGAGGGTGCCACGGTTCATGCCCGATAATGGGGCGCCTTTAACACCGGAAATGGTTGTAACCATTTGGCGGGCCTCCGTTACCATAATGTCACCGGCGCGCTTAATACGTTTAGTTACGTCGCGCCTGTAGGTCGGGTCTATTTTGTTTAATAGCGCCAAGGTTTCTTGGATACCTTTTACCTCTAAATTTGGTTGCGCCATGGTGTTACCTTTTGTTTCGTTCTCCCAAAACTTTAGCCACCGTCGCTAAATCTTGTGTGTCAAACGTAGCGCTATACCAATGCGGCGCCCACCCTGTTGCTATTAACAGTTCGGCTAATTGCCGGCGATAGGTGCCGCTTGGGTAGGGTTTGAAGCCTCTTGCGCGGTTACTTCAATGTTTGTTACCTGTTTGCAGAACGTGTCAAATTCTGCCGGTACAACAATTTTGTTTTGTTTGCTTGCTTCCCATGCTAGGTATAGCAAATCCTCTACACCAATGCCGTTTGCCATGTCTGCCGCTTTGCGTTTAAAACGACGTTCCCATAGCACAATGGTAAACAGGTTGCTACTTACCGAATACGTACCCTCGTGGTTTGTTACTTCAAGGGTTAATTGCATTAGTTCCTACTTTCGTGTCGGGCCGATTATTCGGCGTTAATTATGCAACGCTGTAAGTGCCGCCAACAAACGTAATATCAATAGTACTAAGCTCCCCTAAAGTCGCGTTTACGACAGGCATTTCAAGCAATGCGCAATTGGTTAGGGTGAAAAGCTCCCCTTGGGCGTCTACGATAACGTCAATGTCGGAATTGCCGACAAGTGCCGCCAAAGTAGCGTAAGTTTCACTAGCTGCGTATGACATGAAAAGCGAAAGGGTTACTTCGTGGTTGCCCAAACCGGCTTGGTACGAACGGCTTGTCTGACCAAAAGTCGTGTTTTCCAAGTTGTCAAAACGGTGCGTAAAAGTTGCGGCGGTGCATTGGTCGGTTAAAGAAATGCCGTTAACCGAAACGCCCGGGGTTGCGAGGTAGGTACTAGTTGCCATGGTGTTTAACTCTCTTTCGTTGCTCTCTTATTTTTAGCACTTTTTTTAGGTGCCGGTGTGGATACTTCGTCGGTTGGTTCGTCTGCGACTTCCTCAATAAAACTACCCCAAATTAGCGCCGCTATGTTTGTTTTGGGTTTGGGTACAAACTCTGTACCAACAACACCAAGGCGTGGGCTTTTAATAATGTACATAGGCACCTAACTTGTTTGGGCTTGCATTTCAATAGTTAAATCATAGGCCGCTAGTTCGCTGCCGCCGATTATGGCAATAGTTGGGCGTCCGTCCGTTACAGCAACGTTTTTAGCTAGCAACTTGGCGGCCATGTTCATAAGGCTACGTTGTGCGTCCAAGTTGCCCGGGCCAAGGGTTATAAGGCGTACCGGGAAAGTAATTTTAACAATGTTGTAGTTCCATGCGACAAACGACGGGGCGTCAATAAAGGCACAAGGCGGCACAAGGTTACGCGGGTCGTTAACTACCTGCAGCCCTGTAATGGTCTGTAACGTGGCTGTAAGGTCATCTAAGGCCTCGTTAAATAGGTCGGTGTATGCAACAGGCACTAAGCAACCGCCGGCCTATCTACGCCTAATAGTTGTTTAATCATTGGGCTAAGACCCATAGACCCACCGGCGGCCAAACCGTCAAAACTGGCAAAATCTGTAACCGAACCACGCTGCCTATACAAGAAACCGGCATAGGCAATAGTGCCAAGTAGTACAGACGAATTAGGCACGGTGCTTAGGCTTTCGTTGCGGTAGCCCGCCTCGCGCCTACGCCTATATGCAAATTCGTTAGCACTTAAACGGCATTGGGTTATAAATGCTTGGTCGGCTGCAGTAGCGGTACCAATGCCTAGCCAATCCTCTACTTGACTGTCTGCGGTTAACCAAGTGCACGTAGGGGTAGTAGTCAACGTACCTGCAGCCGCCGCAATGTTTACATTGTCTGCAGTCTTAGCAAATAAAACTTGGTTTTGTATTGGAGCTTCAATGTCGTAATGCAAGAAACCTTGTTCGTCTACGCCGGTGTAGTAATACTGTGGCAACTCACGCACCGTATAGGTACCGTTAAAGGTTGCGTCAACACCCGCAATAGTTACGGACTGACCAACCTCTAAAGGGTCTGCGTTAGTTAGTAGTACTACAACCGCGTAGTTATCGGTTAAGTATTTTTGTGTGACCGAATAGACGGCCATAAAGGCCTACCTTTCGGTTATCAGACGAACTTAACGAACTTGGTTGCGTCTGCCATAAAACCGGCAGCGTAACCACGGAAAGCAATCGTACGGCCCATAGTTGCAGGTACCTCTACGCTAATTGCTCCCTTTTGCTGTTCGTAGAATTCAAAGCCTGCGGCAGGGCCTGCAGCGTGACCCATGAAAGAGCCGGGCGCGTTTTTGTCAACGACCAACACCAACCCAAGTGGGTTGCCGTTCCATGATGTTGCTGACGAATTGCCTGCAGCATTTTGACCCATGAGGTTAGGTGCGCCTGTGTATGGGAATACCGGGCGGTTTTGGTCGTCGGTTGACGCCGCGAGGGCTGCCCAACTTGCAGGCGTTACAAACATATGCGTTGGCAAGTAGTTAGACGTTTCCGAAATTTGACGGGCACCGTCGTAAATTGCTGCTACCCAATCGGCACCTACTGCGGTGTCGGCAACGCTTGCGGTTTGTGTAATTGCTGCATGGCAAGTATCTACTGCGTAGTTGTCGGTTGCTTGTCCGTAAGCAATAGCCAACTGGTTAAGAATAATGTCAATTGAGGACGGGTCACTCCAGTCAAGGTCTTGTTCGGAGACGGTGACGTATGTTCCAAAACTTAGTTTTGAAATATCGGAGTTGCTAACCACGACGGTTGAAGCATTAAGCGGGTCAAACTGTGCGGCCTGCTGTGTTACTACCGGGCGGGTCGTAATCTTTGGACGGCGGAAAGTTGCGCCTGCTGTTGGCATTGCGCGTGTACCAATTGCAGTAACAAACGGACGAATAGGGTTAAGTCCGTCATACACGCTACCGGTAATAATTTCCGGCAAAATGCCCGGGGTACTTTCGGTGTTGATGTATGGTGCAACACCCGGCGCGGCCTCAATACGTGCCGCGTTAATGTTTGCGTTTAGTTGTGCAAAATCTGCACCACCACGAACATAACTAGCAATATATTCAGAGGTGCTAGGCAAACGCAATTTACGTGGTTGTGCGTAAATCGTTTGTACCGTTGCGGCTTCAACAACTGCAGGGGTTTCTACTGGGTTTGACATTTCGGTTACTTCCTTTTCTGTGTCCTGTTCACTATTTAACTCTACTTCGTTTTCGTTTTGGTGGATACTTGCGGCCACCCGTTCTACCTTGGCAGCCTCAAACGCGCCATAAGGCAATAAAGACAATTCCTGCCATTCTGCCTTGGTAACAATCATGGTGCCGGCCTCGTCAAAACTAAACTCAACCGGAATAGCACCGATACTAAGGCTATCTAAAACGCCGTCCATGGCTAGCTGCAGGCTTTCATTACCTAGCGTGGTTTCGCTAATTTTGGCCTCAAACATTACAAAATCGTCAACTTCGGTACGTGACGTAACAACGCCAATAGGTTGGGTGCTGTCATGGTAAAGATACATTTTGGGTTTTTTACCCTCTAGCGGCAATGACCCTTTTTCAAACCTAACCGTTTGCCCGTCACTTACTACAGCGTCTACCCCGTATTGGATAGCGACGCCGGCAAGGGTACGACGTGGCAGCGCGTCACCTTGCGCGGCGTCTAAAGTTAATTCTTGTGGGGCTAATCTAAGCATTGTTTGTTACCTCTGTTGGTTTAATTTCTTTGCCCGGCTCTAAATCTGCACCGGCTTCATTTAAAATTACGCGAGCTTCCTCTGATGTAATTACCTTGTCAACACCCAAATAAATCTTTTGTACCATCTCCGCCAAATTTCTAGCGTCCGACATTTCCTCATTATCTGACTTATTGCTATATTCGTTTTCTAGGTAACTTTCAATATCAAACATTACGCCGGTTCCTCTTGGCAGTACGTTATCCGCGCTAAGTGTTGCTTGTATGCAATCTATGTAAGGTTTAACGCCAAACGTGTAAAGGTCGCGCGACGCTTCGCTACTTGAAACATATGAGTAGTTTCCGATTGAAACCGAAACAAGGTACGCCGGTACGTTTGCAATTCGCGCAATTTCTTTAGCCTGATATTCGGCGGCGTCAATCAACAGCATTTTGTCCGGTGTTGCGTTGTTTGGAATTACCTCTACAAATTCGTTCACCGCACTCGTGGCCGACGCAAAACGCGCTTCATCGTAGGCCGCGGCCAAATCCCGTAATTCTTGGGGACTCATCGGCTCTCCGCCAATTTGTCGTAACGTTACCGCCGGTTGCAATGACGACGCGTTACGGTTTCTTGCTTGCTCAAGTTTTAACGCTGTATCTACTGACGTTGCGCCGGTGTAAATAAGGCCTTGAATTGGGCTTAAAAACTGTACGCAATCTTCCCAACGAATAGGTAAACCCTGAAACAAAATTTGTTTAGACGGGCCAAACCATACGCCCGTGCCTTGTGCTTGGTCTTGTGTTGTAACAATTGCTGCAGGCAAACGCGTAAACGCTGAGGGATAGCCCGAACTATCTCTCTCTGTGATGTACCAAAACGCGCGACCATAGAATAGCAAATCGTCAAAAGTCCACGACAAAATAAAGTTGTTAGTAACTCCTTTGTCAATGCGACGCAACCAACTACGCGGCGCTTCCGGGACTTTTTCCATTTCGTCACCATTCCAAATTTCTTTGTACATGGTCAATGGCAAACAACCAATAACACTTGCCATAAGGTCGCGACTGCGTGAAATTGTCGGCACTTGCATAAAACGACTTCTTAAAACACCGTCGGAATATGCAAAGAAATTGCCAATTTGTGACGCGCCGGCGTTACTACCTGCAGCGGCTTTAACAACCTTTGTAGGTTCGGGTTTCTTATTGAAAATCGCCATAGGTTTATTGTGTCACAATCTCGGGGTTTTGGGTGGCACTAGCCGGCGCCGTGCAATCCCCGACGGAAAGCAAGCCGACTAATGCCAAAACAACTTTAACGGTTATTGGTAACAATTACAGGTTTACCCGTCCATTGGGCGCGTGACGCTAAAGCTGCTGCCCAAATCATGCACCGGCAAGCCTCAATAGGGCCCGGGCTTCTCAAACTGCTGATAGAAACGCCGTTTTTTTCGCGTATCAGTACAGCCCGTTCTACATGGCTATTTAATAATTGTTGGTTGTTGTGCGTTATTTTGTTTTCTAAAATCATGGCCCGTACGGCGCCAGTCCATTTGGTTAATTCTTTATATCCGACAATTACCCGACGTCGTTCATGTTTGGGTGGGCAATGGTTTTCTAATGTTGGCACTATCGCCAATTTTAAACCCGGGTTATTTTCTATTTCAATGTCTATTAATTGCCATAGTTCGGTGACACTTTCCGCAACAAACGCCAAAACGACATGGGTTTTATTATCTACTTGGACGGCGCGTACGGCTGTATACGTGCTTTCATCTAACGCCATTTCAACGGCAAGCACTCCGCCCGGCGGTGCCTTTTCATCTGTGCTTAGAGCTTCAAACACTCCCGGGGCTAACCAACCATTAGAAACCGCTTGCCAAAGGTTCACCGACGCACGTAGAAACGCGCTGCGGTTAGGGCCTTGTGCTTCGCCTTGGATTACGTCCAGTTGAATTAGGCCGCCTGCTAGCGCGGGGTTGGCGTATTCCCATGCCTCTACCGTCATTGGGTCAAGTGTTGGCGGTGGGCTAAATTCAGCAAAGTAAAGGTTTGTTTTTTCGCCTGTGTCTATTGCTTTTAAGCCTTGGTCTCTCCACCTAAGTAGCGCTGTACTTTCCTGCGTACCCGCCGTGGACACCATGAGGCAAAGAGGGTTTTTACGCG